AGGGTTAATTTCATTTGCAATTGGTCCTTTAAAGAAATACTTAAATTGAGTATAAGCTTTATTCAATATAGTATATTGATAGTCTTTAGGAGCATCATCTTGTCTATAATTAGGAGCTCCTTCAGGCAAAGCTGATACTACAGCATCATCATAGTTTATTCTAAGTATGTCTGTAAGACCTGGTGATTTATTGAGTTGTAAGAATTTAATCCTTTCATCTCTTTTTACGATTTTGCCTGCTTCAGTCAGGACTTCTGATATTAATTTTCTAGCCATTATAAAATTCCTCCACGACTTCAATTAAATGATTACATCTTTTCTTTATTAAATAGTTCAATACTTTCATATTAGGCGTTTTTGTTTGCCCGTTAAAAGTATTTATAATACTTGCTTGTATAGGGTCTGGTATATCAGTTAGGTCAATAAGTTTTTTATTACGTTGATAATTACGATATGTATCTTCATCCATGTGTTCTCTTAAATTATCAGCATTTTCTAACCAGTTATCAATCCTAGTTTGTCTTAATGGTGTTTGATGATTTTCACTAATAAATGTATCATCAGCTGATAAAACATTTGGTACACCATCACCACTATCTCCTCTCATTATATGATTAAATAAATAAGTTCTTGGGTTTTTATCTGTGACAAATTTCTTTTGTATGGGTGACCATTGTTTTACATTTTTATATTTTTGTAATTGTATAAAGTCTTTATCAGAAGATATAATCATTACTGGTTCATCCATACCAAATTCTTGTGTTTGCATAGCAAGTGTACCAATAATATCATCAGCCTCTACACCTTCCATGTGGATAACCTTATATGGTAAATAGTCTCTTATTTCATCTCTTACTGTATGTAATATTCTAAATATTTCATTCCAATCTTGGTCTGATTCATCTCTATTTTTTCTACGATGAGCTTTATATTCAGGGAAGAAATCTTTTCTCCAAGTGTTCATACCATCAGCACATATAACAACTTGGCCATATTCATCTCTATGTTTTTTATTGTACATACGAATGCTGTTAAGTATCATATGCCTTATCATACTTTCATCATTTAGTTTTTGCACTATTATATTGCTAAGTGCTATTTGGCTGTAATCAATCAATATCATAATAATCTCCTATCTTCATAAATACATACGGTATTACTGCAACTGCTATAATGAATAAACTAATAAATGTTATTAGTTCACATACATTTTCAAACGGGGCCATCATCGTCATCATCTCCATCGGGTTCAAAAGTAAATTCTATATCGCTATCTTCTGGTTTAAATAGATATAAATCCTTTTGAGCCTTTTCATTTATAAGTATCATTTCTTTTATTTTAACGTAAGCGTTATCAAGGGTTTGGTGTAATCCATGTTCTATTCCATAGTATCTATTAAACATTGCATTTAACAAATTTACTACAACAAACATATCTCTAGATTCTTGTAATGTTTCATCTCTAAAATTCATATCTTGAAAATCTTCGTTAACTTGACCAGTTAAAATAAATTCTTCAAGTACTTCCATAAGAAAATGAGATGCATCAACGCATTCATTACTCATTTCATCTAATTCTTTTTCAGCCTCTTTAAATTCTATTTCCTCTTTAGTAGGAAAAGGAATAACGTTATCTTTATATTTTTTCATATACTATATATTATAACATACTTTTAGTCATTTGTAAACAAGTTTTTCACACTTTTTGAACCTATTCTACAATTGATTATACCATTATAATAACTTTCATTTAACAATACTTCTCTATCAAATTGTTCTTTTGTTTCCATATATGCGCACTCTCCTTTAGTTTTACATAGATGTAATATTTCTCTGTAAAACATATCTTGTCCGCATTTTTCTACATCTTCTTGTAAATGTTTGTTTGAACCCCAATAATCTTTCCAATCAGATTCAACTTTTAATTTTTTTCTACGTTTACGAGTTTTTGTTATAGGTAATGTTTTAGCTTTCCAAAAGAATTTTTTACCAATATATTTTTTATTAGTTGCTCTATTAGTTATACAATATACAAATCCATATAAATCATTTGGTGTGACATCCTCAGGTAATTTATATTTTCTTCCTTTATAGTTCCAACTCATAACATTCTCTTTATTTGACTAATAGCATGGTTAGGATTTAAACCTTTAGGACATACACTTACGCAATTCATAATACCATGACATCTATAAACGCTATAAGCATCAGATAAAGCTTCTAATCTTTCAGTTGTTCTTGTGTCTCTTGTATCAGCTAAAAATCTATATGCTTGTAGTAAAGCAGCTGGACCAACAAATTTATCTGGGTTCCACCAAAAAGATGGACAAGCTGTAGAACAACATGCACATAATATACATTCATATAAACCGTCAAGTTTATCTCTATCTTCTGGTGATTGTAATCTTTCTATTTCTGGAGCAGTAGTATCGTTTTGTAAGAATGGTTTTATTTTATCATATTGTGCGTAAAACTCGGTCATATCTACTACTAAATCTCTTATAACAGGTAATCCTGGTAAAGGCCTTAATTCTAATTTATTTCTTTTTAAAACAGATGATAATGGTGTAATACATGCTAATCCATTCTTACCATTTATATTCATACCATCAGAACCACAGACTCCCTCACGACATGAGCGTCTAAAAGATATTGATGTATCTCTTTCTTTAAGTCTATGTAATATTTCTAACACCATTACATCCCTAGAAGGTTTTTCTATGGTGTATGTTTTCATATAAGGAAAATCGTCGTATTGAGGATTATACCTATATAATGAAACCTCAATAGTTTCTAGTGTCGGTATTTTCATGAAAATTTAATTCATCAGCATCATCATCAGTAGGTTCACCACAATGAGGACAAAAATTAATTTTAAGTTCTCTATCGTCAGGCTTAATTACTATTCGAGAATAGCAATATTCGCATTCCAATATCATTGCAAATGAGCCTCTAAATCTGTATACCCTCCGATTTTTTTACCGTCAACTATAATTTGTGGAAAGGTTCTTGCACCTGGAAATGTTTCTATCATTTCTTCTCTACCAAAATCTGTACCTAAAGATTTATAAGTATATTCTAATCCTTTTTGTTCACATAAAGCTTTTGCTCTATCACAAAATGGACATTGTGGTTTTCCATATATTTCTATCATTTCATTGTCTCCTCAATAAATTTACTTATAGTATCTATATCTCCATCTGATAACATACCAGCTTGAGCCCACATAGTGGAACTCATAGAACCTACTTCTTCTCTATTTTTGTACGCATATAACTTTTCAGAAATATACGATGCATCTCGTCCGGCAAGTTTGGGAAAGACTCCCATTCCCTCACCTTTTTGTCCGTGGCATGCGGCGCAACCGGCCCAAAGTCCTTTAATGGAACTAAATGGGTCTGATTGAGCTGCGACTTGTTTTTTCTGCTCAATCTGAGCTGGTGTACCATTTTCTTCAACATATTTAACATAACAGTCTCCCGTACAACTATGTGCACTACTATATCCTTTATACTCTAAATTATCATATGTGATTGCTATTGTACCAAATACAAAGCCACATATACCTATTAATAAATAAAATGCGTCGTTCATTTAAATGCTTGTCCTATAAGATAAAATGCCATTAACATACCACCAAAAACAAATAACTGTACAAATGCCATAAAGGCAACTAAAGGTAATTGTTTTTCAGCCCACCAATTTAATTCTGTTTCTTGCCATTCTTCAAATTGTTCAGGCGTGGCATCGGCTGGTTTGTTTAAATTTAATTGCAATTGCGTTTCATAGCCTGACATTACATTAGCGGCGTCATCAACTGCACTTGGTCTTTTCCACGAATCAGGACTCATAATGATAATCCTTTTAATGTTTTATCGTCAACGTCTTGTTTAACTCCACCAACAACATAAGAACTTATCTCAGTTTCTTGTGGAGCAACTTGTACATTTCCGCCTGATATCCATTTTTCCATCCATGGTAATGGATTCATTTGTGGAACCGTATAAGGACAAGGTAAACCCAATGCTCTCATTCGTTTACAGCCTATCCATTCTACATAGTTTTCTAAGATTGATTCATTTAATCCAATCA